AGCCGTGGCTCGCGCCGGCGATTGAACCCGGCTTTCGCTGCCTGGTTGATGGGCATGCCGTGGTGGTGGACGCAGCCAGAATCGATTCCCTTCGGGCAATCGGCAATGGAGTCGTGGCGCTGCAGGCTGCGGTTGCGTTTGTCGTACTTGCTCGGCGTCTCGGAGTTTGAAAACGGGAGGAGCTCATGAGGTTCGGAGCGCGTTCGGAGGATGGCCGCTGGAATTCCAAATTCGGACGTTTCGTTTCGCGTTTCGGCGCGGAAAAACTGGCCGACGAAGTGGGCGTCTCGCGGCACGCCGTTTATCACTGGCTGCGCGGGGAGAATTCTCCGCGCGCTTCTTTGGCGCTGCAGATTCAAACCGTGGCACGCACCAACGGCTTTTCCATCTCGCTCGACGACGTATACGCGAATTTTCGCGACTCTTTCGGCGCTTCGCGGCGCCGAGTTACTTCACGGAGGTGAATCGCAACATGACTAAACCGGAGGATTTTCCGCACACCGTTTTTGTTCGCATCGGCGACGAAGAAGGCCTTGTCGAGGCTTTCCAGTCGGCGGGTGAAGCGATCGAGGACGACGGACCAACGATGATAGGCGAGTACCGCCTGGTAGGCACGCAAGCCTACGAAAAAGTAATCGAAAAGGCCGAGCCCGTCTCGCCGGCAGAAGAGGCTCCGGCTCCCGCGCCAAAAACATGATTACCGCAGACCAATTGCGGAATTGGTTTACCTATCACGCGCCGACGCCGGCGCAGATTCCCGCTTACGAGCGAATCCGCGACGCAGGCCTGTTTTTCGCCGGCGTGATCGTGGAGAACACGCCGGAAGGCGCGGACCAGACGGCGGCGCTCCGCAAGGTGCGGGAAGCGGTTATGACCGCGAACGCGGCCATCGCTTGCGGGAGCCAATAGCGCATTCATTCTCGCTCCGGCGAGGGTGATTCACAGAAAGGAAGGAGGAACGCAGCCAGTGGAACCTGAAACTCTCAATCTGCAAAACATTTGCGGAGGCGCGGTTGAAGAAGTTTTTCAGCGCGAGCTCACGCAGGTGCTGGCGAACATTTCGGACATCAACACGGATGCGGAGGCCAAGCGCAAGATCACGTTTGAATTCACGTTTTTCCCGTTCGAGGACCGTTCGGGAGCAAAGGTGATTTTCGCGTGTTCGTCGAAGCAGGCTCCCGCGGAAGCGGCGTCCGGCACGGCGTTTTTCACGCGCCGCGGCACAGGTTTTGTGGCCATCGCGCACGATCCGAAGCAGGCGCGGCTTTTCGAGCCGAGCGGCAAGGACGCAGCGGCAGGCGACAAAAAGAAAGACGTGATGTGACCGAAAGGACAAAAACATGAGCCTTACCTCTGAAACTATCGACAGGCTGCTCGAACTCGGGAAACCAAACGAGGTACAAATCGGCGATCTGAAATTCACCGATAAACCGTTGACGCTGGTGACGGCACCGGAAGCTCCGACCGTGACGGTGACAACGCTTAAGGGAATTTTCGATCTCTACAATGCGGACCTCGACAAACTTCTCGCGGACTCAGCCCACGTTCTGATTCATATCGTTTCACCCACGATGGTGGAGATGCTGTCCGGCTCCGCCGACAAAGAGGGGAGACGCCATGTTTGGGCGAGGGCGAAGTACGGCGAGGGCATCCAGACGTTTCCGTTCGGAAACTATCTCGACCCGGACCAGTTTATCGTCTGCGCTCAGTCGCGGATTGAGAAGCAGGGCAATGACGATCTGGACTACGTTCTGAAAATCGCGTCGACCATCGCCGCCGAACAGGTGCAGACCAGCGAGGACGACGGCATCTCCCAAAAAATCGCCGTGCGGCGCGGCATCCATTTGAAAGATTCGGAGACGGTGCAGCCTCGCGTGAAGCTGGCGCCGTTCCGCACGTTCACGGAAGTGCCGCAGGCGCTCTCGACATTCGTATTGCGGGCGCGGAATCGCGGCGAGGGCATCGAGCTCGCGCTGTTCGAGGCCGATGGCGGCCAATGGCGCGTGACGGCAATTGAGAACTTGGCGCGGTTTTTCCGCGTCACTTTCGGAGACAAACAGGTGCAAGTAGTCGCCTGAAAAACTCGGGAAGGAGCGAACACATGCTTACAGCGGTCATTCCGATAGTGCTGATCCTGGTGGGAGCGGTCGTTTACGCGCTGGCAAAACATCCCAAAGTGAGCGAACTTGGGAGACTCACGTTCGCTGCCGGCGTGTTTGGCTTGGCGCTCGGCTACGCGAACGCCGCGATCCACCTGCATTAGCGACTTCTCACCCGCTGGAGGTTTGAGCGCCCCGGCGGGAAAGGACGCGGCGCCGATTTGGTGAAGAGAACACCATTCTTTCGTTCCATTCGAGATTTCTCCCTTGCGTGGAATGGAAGACGGCGCCGAGTCCATCCAATTCCGGCACCAAAACAAAATCAGGAGACTCCGATGCTGAAAGAAGCTTTTCCGCTCGCATGGCCGCAAGGTTGGCCGCGCACGCGACCGCAGGACCGCAAGACTCAGGGCTCGTGGAAAAAGACCGCTCTGCAGTACCAGAAACAAATCGAACGCGAATTGAAAATGCTCGGCGTGCGGACGTTTGTCATTTCGACGAACGTTCCAATGAACGACCGCGGGAATCTCACGCCGCCGCGAGGCATGGAGCCACGCGACATGGGCGTAGCCGTCTATTTTGGCCGGCCTCCGAAAGAAGATTTCAGCTGGCAGGACGCGCTCGATATCCACACGCCAGATCCGAAGCTCGCCGATATCGAGGACGCGTTTCGTAAGCTCGCGGCGCGATATCACCCCGACAATCAGCTGACCGGCGACGTCGAAATGTATCACGCGCTCAATCAGCACCGCGCCAACGCTCGCGCCTATGTGACCGGAGATTATGGCGCGGCGCACGAGCAGGTCATCGCTTGCGACCAGTTTAAAGAAGTGCGGCTCAACATGTGCGCGATCCGGCTAACTCTCGCGGCGCTCCGGCAAATCGCCCGGTGCGGCACGTCGGCCTTGCTGGAGCGCGCTTACCAAGGTTTCGCCGCTTTGCCCGAGCCCGAGCCGGAGCCGGAGGCCGCAAATGCCGGAACCACGACTGCTCCCTGAATCCCGCGCCGCTGTCGACGCCGAGGCCGAGGCCAGCGTGTTGCGCCACAAAGTGGCGCGGCTCGAAGGCGATCTGCAGGACATGCGCGACGCGCTGTTCGCTGAACGCGAGAAAAACTCGGCAACCAATCGGGCGCTCGCCCGTCTCCGCACGCAGCTGCAGCCGCTTTACGACGCGTTTCGCGGAATCTTCGGAGAACTCGAGATTGCCGGCGCTGCTACTGCGGCCGCCGCCGATCCCTCGAATGGTCCGCTCGACCCGGCTTTGTGGGCTCCCTGGAAGGAAAAATTCCGGGGCAAGTGCGCGGAGATGATCGACGCGCTCCTCAAATACGAGAACGGACTGACGCGAGCGCAGCTCATGCGATTCACCGGACAGCAATCCGGCGGGGCGTTCACGCAGAACATTTTCAAATTGAACTCGGCAAATCTGATCGAGAAAGACGGCGACACGATTCGTTTGCGCCGTTTGTGAAGGAGCGAAACATGAACGCGGAGGCTCGCCAGCAAGAGCTCGCACGTTCGAGGCAGGAGCAGGATGAGCGAGCGAATTCCATACATCGCGGTTGCGCCTGGACTCGCGGAACAGAAACACGTGGAGGCTATCGGCAAGGCCGAGATGCTTTTCTTGTTTTTGGTCCACCACCAGCGCGATGCGGACGGGACGGTGAACTATGGAAAGCCGATCAGTTACGGATGGATTCAGCGGCGTTTCGCCGGCACCAAGCGGCGGACGCTGGCGCGATGGATGGAGCGGCTCCGCGCCGGAGGCTATATCTCGACGACGCGGACCGGACACGGTTTCCTTGTTCGGATTCTGCACCAGAAGAAATTCCCGCCGCGCCAGCTGCCGCTTTTTCCGGCTCCCGATCCGCTGTTGATAACCAGAGGAAAAGCCTGTGACAAACCTGAGATATATGAAAAACGCGAGGTGCCACAAGTGGCACATCAGATGTGCCACAAGTGGCGCATCGTATCTTAATAGAAGTAACTACTAAAACTAAAAGTACAGAGCGGCGCTTCGCGGTTTGCGCCGTTCTTGGATGTGGAAATCGCAGAAAGAAAGAGCGCCGGGCATGGAATGGAGACCGAGAAGTGAATGCGATTTGAGACGAGTCAGGAAAGAACGCGAGCAAAACATCGAAACGCTTGCCGATGAACTGCAATTCGAGCATGATTTTGGCTCCGCGCAGGAGACCCCGCCCGCAAGCAAAACCACAAGCCGGAGCGAGTCCGATGGACCGCACAAAGATTGAATGGGCTGAGGCGACCTGGAATCCCATCCGAGGTTGCACTCGCGTGTCCGAGGGCTGCCGTAATTGCTACGCAGAACGGCTTGCGGGGCGATTCTGCGGCTCCGGCGAGCCTTACGATGGGTTAGCCACTAGAAAAGAAATTCGAGACGGCAGCGGCCTCGTGAAGATCGAGGCGCGATGGACTGGCGAAGTCAGGTTTTTACCGGACCGGCTTTTGATTCCGCTGGCGTGGCGCCGGCCTCGACGCATCTTTGTGAACTCCACCAGCGATCTTTTCCATGAAAAGCTCGCCGTGTCGCACATCGACAAAATCTTCGCGGTCATGGCGCTCGCCGACCGGCACGTGTTTCAGGTGCTGACCAAGCGCACCGCTCGCATGATGGAGTATCTGAGCCAATCTCGCGGTCCGCGCATGACCGATTCTCCGCTGGCATCCATCGCCCGCGCCGCCGAACGCATCGCCGCCGAACGCGGCGAGGACATCGCCCATCCCTATTTCGATGCTTGGCTTGAGGATTGGCCGCTCCGGCACATCTGGATTGGCGCGAGCGCGGAAGATCAGGAGACCTACGACGCACGGCGCCGCGATCTCGAAATCGCCGACGCACGCGTGATCTGGTGGAGTCTGGAGCCGCTGCTCGGGCCCATCCGGCTCCGTATTCCCGAGGGAACTCGCAGGCCGGATTGGATTGTAGTCGGCGGCGAGTCCGGTCCAGACGCTCGCCCGATGCATCCCGATTGGGCGCGTGCGATCCGCGATGCCTGCCAGCAGTACGGCATCCCGTTTTTCTTCAAACAATGGGGCGAGTGGATTCCGCTCGACCAGAACGTGCGGCTTTTCCGCAACGGCAATCTCCGCGAATGGAAACACACTTATGTTTCGCCGGACACGCGCAACCGTCCGCTGATGGTTTTTCGCGCCGGCAAAGCCGATGCCGGACGCGAGCTCGACGGCAAGGAATGGAGCGAGTATCCGCATGTTTGACGAAGTGACATTCCGTCTCTTCATTTCGTTCGGCACCGTGGCGCTGCTCACGTGGCACGACTATCGGCGGCACCGCATGCAATGGAAGATGTTTTGCGTGCTGAATTTTCTCGTGGTGATTTTGATGAATTGTTTTTTTATTTTGCTGGAGAAGTGACCTATGACCGACGAACGATTTAACCAACTCTTGAATGACGGCGCTTTGGCTCACCCGCTGGTGCCGTTCCGGCTGACGCGGCTCGCGCTGGCGCTCAAGTATGTAGTCGACACGTGCGGCAAGCCTGGTGCCGACGCGCTGGAGGCCTGGTGCCAAGCGCGTGAGGAACAAGACCGCCGCAATTCCAATGAGGGAGTCGACCCCGAGGGAGACGCCGCGATATGAGCGCAAACATCCAACTGCTCGGCGTTCAGGTCGGCACCAAAACGCTGCAGAACGCGATTCGCCAGATGCCCTTTGCGATAGCCAACGCCATGACACGCACGGCTCGGGAAGCGCTCATCGCAGGCCGCGAGGAAGTGTCGAAGCATTTTGTCGTTCGCAAGAATTGGATTATCAGCCGGGTGCAAATCCTGTCTTATGCTCGCGCCGGCAATCTCACGACCGTGCTCGGCATCAATCCTCGCGTGCAGGGCGCTCCGCTACTGCTCGGCTATTTCGAGCAAGGCCAAGGCGGCACGAAACACCCACTGCACGGCTCCGGCCTCGCGATCCCGATGACCGCAGGTCCGGCTCGCCCGTCGTTCGTTTCGCCCGTTCTGACCGCTTTCCGGTATCTCAATTTGCGGCTCAATCAGGGCAAAGGCCGCAAGCGCACGTTTGTCGTTCCGGGCGTGGGCGTGTTCGAGCGGCTCGGGCCAGGTGGGCGCGTATGGGACAAAAACCGCCACAAATTCGTCACCACAGATCCAACGAAGACTGCGCTCGTTTATCTTTTCCGGCCAAGCGCACCGCTCGAAACGCGCATGCAGCTCCGCGAGGCCATGTACGAACGCTGGGCGCAGCGGTTTCCTGAAATCTTTTCCGAAGAATACGAAAAGGAAATCATGAAACGCGCCGAACACATCGCAGGGAAATTGAAATGAAGCCGCTTTCCGTCGAAGAACTACAGCACCGCGTGTGCGACGCTGCCGCAGAAATCTACGGCAACCGCAGCGTGCGGTTGGCCTGTAACCATTTAGATAGAGCGATAAGCCGCGCCGGCGACAGCTGGAGCGCTCAATTGGCGTACCTAGAACGAAGAAAGATGAATTCGCGGACGGATGCCATCGCATTGCGGATGTTCGCAGCCGTGGCGCTGCTCGCGTCCAAGAAATGCACCGCAGCTGACCTTGAAACCATGCCGTGGCAGGCGCTTCTTGCCGGAGGTGATTCGTGATTGCTCACGAAGACCCGTCTCTCATCGATTGGCTTTTGAATGTGACCGGCGAAGCCGGGGATTTTCTTCGCACGCTGGCATCGGCGGCGCTCCGCGCTGACGCCGACAATTACTCACGGCTCCGGCCTGTGCTTTTGCAGATGAAACAGAAATATCCGCGCTACGCGCTGGCATCGGCGCCGACCGAACTTCGCGTCCCGACCGCTGTCCAAGCAATCCGCGATTGGGCCCACGATCCGAGCGCCGGTATGTTCGAGCACGACCGCAGCCTCATTTCGCATTTCATGGATTTTATCGACGGTTTGCTCCGCGATCCGAGCCGCGGCGAAAGAAAACCGTCATGAAGGAAGGCATCACACCTATTCCCGGCTTTCCCCATTACGGCGTCACTCGAGAGGGACGGATTTTCTCGCAGAAATCTCGGGCAGGCGCTTGGCGCGAATTGCGCGGACACCCCAAAGGCAAAGGCGGCGACTATCTGAAAATCAAACTCTACGAGAACGGAACGTGCACGCAGATTGCGATTCATAGTTTGGTCGCACGCACATTTCACGGTTTGAAGCCGGAGGAGCGCGAGGGCTCTCGCATCGAGGTTAACCACAAGGACTTCAACAAACGAAACAATCACGAATCCAATCTTGAATGGGTGACGCAAAAGGAAAACGTCGCTCATGCCGTGGCTGGTGGACGATGGCCGACGATGTCAGAGGAAGAACGAATCCTTAGCGAAGAAAGAGCGCGTGCGCGGCGGCGCATCTTTCGTTCCGCGCCATCGCGTTTAGCGAATCGCAAACCGAAGCCACGCGGCACGCAGATGGCGAACCACAAAGTAAGTGAATATGAAGTCCGAACCATGCGGACGCTGTGGCCGTCGCATTCCTTTGCGGTCATTGCACGTATGTATGGACTATCAAAGCAGCACGTTCATCGCATCATACGTGGCGTTAAGTGGGCGCATGTCGACGCTGACGGCGCGGCCAAGGTTGATCCATGAGTCTCCCAGGCTTTGTCCGCGATTTTTTAATCCCGCAGGTATGTATCCACAAGGTACTACACCCCGCCCGGGCTACTTCGCGGGTGACGGCGCGTGCGGAATTTGACCAGCGACTGAAATGTTCGGAGTGGATTTGGTTTTGCTTTCGGGAAGTGTGACATGCTTAAAGTTGTAGCCGTTCCAATCGCCAAGGTTCATCCGTACAGACGGAATCCTCGCGTCAACGAAGCTGCGGTCGACAAAGTCGCCGAGTCCATTCGGGAATTCGGATGGCGGCAGCCTATCGTGGTCGACAAATCCATGACCGTCGTGGCCGGCCACACGCGTTTGCTCGCGGCGCTCCGGCTCGGCTTGCGCGAGGTGCCGGTGCATGTCGCCGACGAACTGAACGACGCGCAAATCAAAGCGTACCGTCTCGCCGACAACCGCGTGCACGAGGAGTCCACGTGGAACGAGGAGCTCTTGAAGCTGGAGCTCGGCGATCTCTCGCATCTCGGCTTCGATCTGAAGCTCACCGGATTCGACGCCGACGAGCTCGCCGCGCTGCTCACGCCGGAAGACGGTTTGCTCCCTAGTACCGACGAAGACGCCGTACCTCCGGTGCCGGAAACACCGGAGACGTTTCCCGGCGATGTGGTGCAGCTCGGCAAGCACCGCCTGATCTGCGGAGATTCCACCGACCCTTATGCGATCGAGGAACTATTCGCGGGCGCGAAGGCGGACATGATTTTCACCGATCCTCCGTACAACGTGGACTATGTCGGCAAAACCGCGGACGCGCTCAAAATCAAAAACGACCACCAGAAGGAAGCCGCGTTCCACGAATTCTTGCGCCGCGCGTATGCGGTCATGTTCCGGCAATTGAAAGGCGGCGGCGCGATCTATGTTTGCCACGCTGACACCGAAGGCCTCCGTTTCCGTTCGCTGTTTTCCTCGACGGGATTCAAACTCTCCGGCTGCCTGATCTGGTGCAAGGATTCGATGGTGCTCGGGCGCTCCGATTATCAGTGGCAGCACGAGCCGATTCTTTACGGTTGGAAACCTACGCAGCCGCACAAGTGGTACGGCTCGCGCAAGGCCACCACCATTTCGGAAATCATGATGGACGCTCCGCTCACGCAGGTCGACGAGCGCACGTGGAGAGCGCGTTTCGGCGACCGATGGTTTCTCATCTCCGGCGAGAAATTGAAAGTCGAGGAACTCGAGACGACGGTCGCAAAAGTGGCGCGTCCGAAACGCTCCGAAGAACACCCGACCATGAAGCCGGTTGCTCTCATCGAGAAATTTCTCGGCAATTCCAGCCGCAAGGCCGATCTGATTTTCGATCCGTTCGCCGGCTCCGGCTCGACGCTCATCGCCTGCCAGAAGAACGGGCGCACCGCGTATTGCGCCGAACTCGACCCGCGCTTTTGCGACGTGATCGTCAGGCGATGGGAAGAGGCGACCGGAAAAACGGCCAAGCGGGAGAAACGCGTTTGATCCATGCCCACGGTCAAAATCGATCAGGTTGCCGGCCTTCTCAATCTCACGCCGCAGCGCGTCCACCAGCTGGTGAAGGAAGGATTGCCCAAGGAGAAACGCGGCGAATACGACGGCGTGAAGTGCATGTTCTGGTACATCCGTTATCTGCAGGGACAGATCTCCCGGCTCTCGCCGAACGTCGACCTGGTCGGAGGGGAGGCCGACGCGGAACGCAAGGAGCGGCTCCGGCTGCTCCGCGCCGACGCGGAATTGCGGGAGCTCGAATTGGCGCGGGAGCGCGGCGAATTCATGGCGCTCACGGACGTGGAAAAACTCATGAGCGATCTGGTGATCATGACCAAGGCGCGGCTGCTCGCGCTGCCCAACCGGCTCGCGCCGCAGCTCGAAGGCGAGGGGCGCGTGGTAATCGAAACGCGTCTCGATCGAGCGCTGAAGGAAGTACTGACAATCCTCGCGCAGGGGAACGGGAACGGCGATGGCTCAGGCGCTGACACATCCGAACGCGTTTCTCCGCTGGAACCAAATAAGCCGGCGCGTTCATGACCGTTTCCTGCCGCCGCCGTCGCTGACCGTTTCCGAGTGGGCCATGAAGCACCGCGTGCTGCCGAAAGGCACGACCTCGCGCCCCGGTCCGTTCATTCCCGAAAAATTCCAGATCGAGATGATGGACGTGATCCTGTCGCCGCAGGTCCACGAAATCGTAGTCGTGAAAAATTCGCAGATGGGTTATTCGGACGGCGTTCTAAACAATATTGTCGGCTACTACATCCACGCTGATCCGCAGCCGATCATGATGGTCCAGCCGACCATTGACAACGCGAAGGATTACGGCAAAAAGCGCATCACCCCGATGATAGAAGCCTGCTCCGTGCTGCGCGAACGCATCAAACCGCCGACTTCGCGCCGCGCCGGCAACACCCTCGCTCTTAAAGAATTCCCGGGCGGTTTCCTGAAGCTCACCGGCGCGAACTCCGGCGCCGGGTTGCGCTCCGATCCGGTGCCAATCGTTCTGTTTGACGAGGTTGACGGTTATCCGCTGGACGTTGAGGGCGAGGGCGATCCCTTGGAAATCGGGACACGGCGCACCGATGCTTACGCCAATTACAAAATTTTCAAAGGAAGCACGCCGGCGAAGCCCAAAGGCATCAGCCGGGTGGAGCGCGATTTCGAGCGCAGTGACCAGCGGCGTTTTTACGTCCCTTGCCCATTCTGCAATTTTCGTCAGGTGCTCTGGTGGAAAGACCCGGAGACGAAGGAGTACCGGCTCTATTACGAACTCGACGCGTCGCGGCAAGTCATCGACGATTCCGTCGCGTATGTTTGCGCCCGTTGCAAACAGAAAATTTCCGAACGATTCAAACAGCGGATGCTGGATGAAGGCGATTGGCTTCCAACTTTCCCTGGGCGCAACGTCATCGGCTTCCATTTGAACGCATTGTATTCTCCCTGGAGAGCGAATTGGACGGCGCTCGCCCGCGAGTGGAACACCGCGACGCACGAGAAAAATCCCGATCTCCTAAAAGCGTTCATCAATCTCCGGCTCGGCGAAACGTGGGAAGAAGAAGCCGAGGCCGTCGAACAGATCACGCTGAAGCAGCGCATGGAGCCGTACAACGCCGAGCTCCCTCGCGGAGTCGGCCTGCTCACCGGCGCGGTCGACGTGCAGAACGACCGGCTGGAAACGGTTGTAAAGGGATGGGGCGCGGGCGAGGAATCGTGGCTCATCGCTTACCAGACTTTTTTCGGCGATCCGGGGCAGGAACAGGTATGGATGGAACTCGACGCGTTTCTCGCCGGCGAATGGCACACCGAGTCCGGTCGCGCCGCGAAGCTCGCCAGCGTCATGGTCGATTCGGGCGGCTTGCACACCGATTCGGCCTATCGCTTTGTCATGCCGCGCCAGCACCGGCGCGTGTTCTGTTTGAAAGGCTCAAGCGAAACGGGAAAGGAAATCCTCGGCAAGTTTTCCACGAATAACCAATACCGCGTGAAACTTTTCAGCATCGGCACCGACACCGCAAAGGACCGCATCTTCGCCCGGCTGAAAATTCCCGCGCCTGGTCCTGGTTTCATCCATCTTCCAGACTGGACGGAAGAGGAATATCTCGCGCAGCTGACGTCCGAGAAAGCCATCCGGCGCTACAAACGAGGCCGCGGCGTGGTGCGCGAGTACGTTAAGACTCGCGCTCGCAACGAAGCGCTCGACCTCGAAGTCTACAATCTCGCGGCGCTCTATGTGCTCGGCGGCGCCACGCTCCGCAAGCTCGGCGAGCTCGCCAAGGCGATGGAGGAGCCGCCCGAAGAACCACCAGCGGGCGGCGAGGGCAAGCAAGGGCCGGGCGGCGCAGGGCCGAGGGGCAAGGCCTCGGGATGGGTGTACGGATGGAAAGGTTAGGCGGGAGGGCGGCAAATGGGCGGGTGTAAGCCGTGGATTGTAGGGCTGGCGCTGGCCGCCACATGGCTCGGCACGCTGGTGTCCGTGGCTGTCTGCGGTCCGAAATTCTGCAAATGGTACTCGCGGCGGCGCTACTACGCCGACCGCAGGAAGGCGGCGCGGCGATGAAGTCATTTGAAGTCACGGCTTTTTTTCCGGGCCTGGTGCCGGCGCATCAGGCTTATCAATCCTGCAGCGTGGACGCTCCAGATCTCGCGCTCGCGGCTCGCCGCGGCTTGCGGGTGATCCGCAAGCGCGACGCGATCCGCGGAAAGCAGCTCCGCGAGGTGCAGATGAAAATCCGGCAGGTGCAAACGGAAAACAAATAATCGAAAGGAGGGAGGGCAGCCCGCGCCACGGTCCTGCCCCTTGCTCGGTGAGATTCGGCGGCGCAGATTCGGGAACCCGCCGCCCATCCCACAGGGTAACAAAAAACATGTATGCACGACACGATTGCTCGTATCTTCGCGGACGGCTCACCGAGGCGCAAATTGTCGCACGCGCCGAATTCGAGGAAAGGAAACGGCAGATGACCATGCGATGGTTCGGGCGGCGCTGGCCGTCGACGCTGTGCGAGGACTGTCCGCAAATCGAAACGCCAGTCGGCGCCGCCTGCTATCACTGCAGCGAGCCGATCCAGAAAGGCGACACCGGCATCGCTTACGCCAACGGTCCGGTCGCGCACAAGAATTGTTTCCTTCGCGGAATCATCGGCAGCGTCGCGCACCAGCAACGGCGCTGCAGTTGTTTTGTGTCCGGCTCGACGGAAGGCGATCCGTCTGGAATGACGCCACGGCAGGCCGCCGACGCCGCCGTGAAAGAATGGGAAAAGCGCAGCGGGCGCTAACGCAGCCAGCGTTTCCTTCCGCGCTTCTGGTAGTGCGCTCGGTTTTTCATGAGGAGCGCTCGCCATTGATTGACGATGGCCGGCGTCACTCCGATCACTTTGGCGATCTCCGCCGCCGTGTGTCTGTCCGACCGAATCATGGCGAGCATTTCGGCTTTCGCTTCCACGCTCAGATCATTGTTTTTTCTTCCATTCCTCCTCCTCCTCCGTTTGCGCTTTCCTTTGCCCTTATTCATTCCGTCTCCCTTACGCGCACGCCATATCCCGCACGCGACAAGTGTGCTACACCGCAACGACTGGAAAGTGCAATGCTCTTTATCCTTACTGTTCGTTTGCCCTGTGATTTTCGCTTCTACATCTCCGGCGAACGACAGGCGAACTTGCACGGCGTTAAAACAATAGACTTGACAAACGAAGCGGCTCTGATTACACTGGCTCTTGTAGTTAGGAACCTAACGCAAGGGAGAAACGGAAAATGTGGCAGGTTACGACGGCTCGGGAGGAAATGCTCAGAAAGGGACGGCCTTACGGCACGCGCCCTACTTGGGAACTCCGCAACATGGTGAAGGCTCTTTCCATGATGACGTGGCGCAACACGCCGGAAGATTGGACGCGCAAGGCCGAAGCCGAACGCGAGCTCATGCTCCGCAGAAAGGGAGGCCGCTCGTGAAAACGCCGAGCAAATTCCTGCTCTATCGGGAAGCGCAATCGTTCGGACTGGACGCCGCTTTCGTCGCCAATTGCGTGCTCACGCACCATCGCAATCCCACGCGCAAACTCCGAGGCCTCGTGGCGCTGCTCCGGCAAGGCCGCTCCGTCTCTATCGCGCCATACGACATTTCGCAGCTGTGGATTGATGGCCGCACCGCTCCGTTCGCCACGCTGGAGGCCGCTGGCGAACGGAAGGCGAATGCGGGTAACTGTTTGGAACGGGTTTCCGAATAGACTTGACAATCGAATCGGCTTTGATTATACTGTACTCGTAAGATGGAAAACGGCAAGGGAGAAACAAATGACGGCTTATTACCAAGTATCGGTTAACGACATGAAGCGAATCGTGCGCGTCGAAAACGTCAGGAACGCCGACCACGCCAAGGAAGTGCTCGCGGCGCTCAAGGCTCGGCATGCCGACTCCGTGAAGCTCTTGACTCTTGAAAATTACGCGCTCGCCTATACGGCGAACGAGGTACTGACGGAGCGCAATCTGTTCGGTGGTCCGCGCCGCTACTCGACAGGCCGTGGCACGGTCACGATTCCTGAAAACGAAGGAGGCCGATAATGACGATCCCGATCCCGAACTGGAAGCTCGAAGCGGTCGACAACGTCGGAGCGGCGCTCGCCGCTCACGGCTTCACGGCAATGGCCGATCTCGACGGCGTCGCAGGCTTTGTGTGGACTCGCGCCGACGCGCAGGCTTGCGCCTATGCCTACTTCGGCGAGAACGACCAATTGCTCGTGCCGATCCTCGACGAGGAAGTCGCCGTGGCCAGCGTCGAAGAAGCCGAGAAACTAGTCGCGCAATTCATCGCTTCGGAAGGATTGGCGCTCTAATGACCGCTCTGCAATTCATCCGTTCCGTGGAGAAGCTCATCGCCGAACAGCAGGCCGTGCAGGCGAAATTTCCTCCGGCCTCCGAGCAGTGGCAAAATGCCAGCTCGGAAATCCATAGGCTCTCGCGTCTCGTGATCGACGCGCAGCGCACGATCAAGGAAGGCCGCTAATGGCTCGCGTCGAATTCATCACCAGCCAGTACGTTTTTTCGCATGGCCGCGAGCCTCGCGGCAGAGGCCATTGGGCCTTTGCGCCGTTCCGCGACACGCTGGAGGTTTTTTGGGCGCACGGCTCTTACGCGGAAGCGAAAAAGGACGCCGTCCGGCAGGCGCGTGCAAAGTATGGCGAGAAGCTCACGCGGTTGTACGTGCAGCCATGAGCGGCCTCCGCGTGTTTCGCGTGCTGGTGGAATACCGGACGACCACGCACGACGTGGTCGTTCGCGCTCGCAATTCCGAGGAGGCCTTTGCCGAGGCCGTGCGGGTGCTCGGCGTGCCTTATCATGCCGTGTCCGCTGTCATCACGGAGCGGCCATGACCGGAATCAACACACTTACTTTTGAAGGAGGATTTTCCGCAATGCCGAAACGCCGTAAGGCGCTGCGCTGCCACATTCACCCCAAGACCAAGCTCGTTTGTCCGGCTTGTCTCGGCTCGCGCAAAAAGGAGGGCAGCAAGGAATTCCTCCGCGCCGCCAACAGAAATCTGAAGCTCGCGCACAAGGCTCGCCGGAAGTACACGCGCTGTCCGCGCTACGCTTCGCACCATTTTTCTCCGGTCACTGGACGCTGCCCTTGCGGCTCCATGCGTCCGGCTGAAAGTTAGCAAGTAAAACTCAGGTCACAACAGGAGACACATGAAAAAAGGGAAAGCTCGTAAATTCAAAACGTCGCAGTCGCACCGCGACAAGGTCAATGCTTGGCGTGCGGCGAACAAAAAAGCCATCGCGGCGGCGGCCAAGGAAGGTATTACCCTCGCGGCGTGGAGAAAGAAGCACGGCGTGAAGGTGAAGGCCTCGCGCCGTCCGCGCCGATCCGTCAAACCGTCCGCGCCGGCGACGCAAGCCGCAGCGAGTGTGTCATGAAGCTCGGCGCTCGCATCGCTCTCTATGCCGTATTGTGTTCGCTGTGGGCCGGACTTTTGTTCGGCGCCGCGGCGCTTCGCTACAGCGACGAGGACCGCGAGGTGTACGCGATCCAAGTCGAACGCAACAATCAAATCATCAAGCATCGCCTGGAGATGGCCGAAATCGAAGAGGACAATCGCTGGATTGACGTCGAAGCGCGGCTATATCGGGATTGCCTGAAAACTCATCCCACGTTCGATCCCGAGTTTTGCAGCAGCATGGCGAAGCTCGACGTCGCCACGGCTCGGCTCCGCGCAGCGCACAAGGCGCATCAATGACAGGCCGACCACCAAAGGAGCTCGCCGCCGAGGCCGGCGTGCTCTTGCGGCGGCTCACTCGAAAACTCCGCGCATTGTCCGGTGCTTTGCGAGACTTGCGGCCAAAGCAAAGGCGCTGCCGCAAACATGGAACAACGTTGCTCTGTCCGGCGTGCATGGGAGAGCACAGCGCTCTGCGCCGTTCGCGTCTACAACGGCGAACCAGCGCGGCGAACGTGGCGAAGGCACAAGCCGCTCACCGGAAATACACGCGCTGTCCGCGCTATGGCTCGCACCGATTCAGCCACGTCACAAGCCGCTGCCCTTGCGGCTACTTGCGGCCAAAGCGAGGACGGAAATGAACATTCCCTCATTTTTGGAACATCTTCCACGGCACGGTGAGTATCCCGTGCCGTTTGTCGTTTTATGGATTGAAGGAAAGCCGGACTTTCGCACCATCGATACCGAGAAAGCGGTCCGCTGCTACAAGGAGCGGCTGTGCGCGATCTGCGGACGCCGGCTTGGGGAATTCTCCTATTTCATCGGCGGCGACGGCTGCAAGCGGAGCCACGCGTTTCGCGATCCGGCGATGCACCGCGAATGCGCCGAATTCTCCACGCTCGCCTGCCCGTTTCTTTCCGGCAAGCGCACCGGCTATTCGGAGAGGGCCTTGCCGAACGTGCCGGGTTATCAGCTCGGCGTGCGACCGGGCTATGTTCCCGAGCGGACCTATATTTTCAAAACGCGCACGCGCTGGACGCGCATCGAGCCGGAGCGCGGCGGCGGCGCCGTGTTTGTCGCCGGCCAGTGGCTCGGCGTCACGGAAATCACGGAAGGAGTGCCGCGATGATGGGCAAAGGTGGAAAGTACGACGCGGAAGCGGAAGCTCTTTTGAAGAAGCTCGGCGCTCACGCGCTGGTGCTGCTCGTAACTGCCGGCGCTCGCGGTGCCGGCGTCTCCGTTTCGCAGAACATCACGAGCGAGTGGAGCGTTCTGGCCGCAGCCGAATACCTCCGCGAGCTCCCTCGCGTGCTGCGCTCCCTTGCGGATTCGATCGAGCGCGATCTCTCGGGGCCGCAGCCATGAAGACTCCGAGGAAAATGGACCGCGAGGACTTCGAGGCCGCTCTCGCCGAGGCTCTGGCGAGCGGTTGCTGTCCGCGATGCGGCGCACGTTTTTCGCACAAAGAGGTTTATCTTTCGCGGCACGCGCTGGAGATGGGCGTGCAATGCGCCGGGCAGGGTAAGGTGTGGCGCTTGGCGATTCCCTGGTGTCCGCGCTGCGAATGCGAGCCGGACACTTACGGTTGCATCCACGAGAAGATGTTCGGCAACAGCGAGGAGTTTTCGCGCTCGCCGCTCCGCTGCGACTTTTGCATGCGCCCGGGCGCTCACGTCGCCGCACGAATCGTGGCGAAGAATTTCATCAAGGCCGAATTGCCGGACGGCAGGGACTTTGTCGACGCCGGCGAGTGGGCCGCTTGCGCGGACTGCCATCGGCTTATCCAAGAGCGCAAATTCGCCGCGCTGGTAGAAGTGGGCCTGCAGGGAACGCTCGCCATGCATCCCGACATCCCGCGCACGCCGGCGAATCTCGCAACGATCCGCGGCAAATGCCGCGCCGTCTATGCCGGGGTGTTCGGTTTCGACATCGACTTCCACGACGCGTCCGAAGCCTGATAGACTCAGTTTCAATCAGTACTTTGCTTGCTAACTAACGAGGCCTGCGCCGCCGTGACCGTCGACGCGGGCCTCTGTTTTTTCTCAGGGTTATTGTGTACAGGAACTCTACACTGGCAGCGCTTGCGATGCGCCCGCTAGGCTCCCGAAGCGATGGGCGCACCGCTCTGTTGCGGCTGTCAGCTGCCGACGTTTGTCCCGGTGCAAATCGGCCAGGGCACGACCGTCAAATTCCTCCGCTCGTTCGACTGTTTCTCTCCCAAGGATTTTGACTACAAGATTTACTTCAACGGCGCGACTGCGAAGTTTAACGCGTCCGGCACGCCGCATCCCGATGCGACGAATGGTCCGGCGTGGCTCGTGACCATTCCTGCGGCTACGACGAAAACGCAGCCGCCCGGCGCGTATCGCTATTGCGAGCGCGTGGTAAACCGCTCCACGCAGGACACCTACGATCTGAGCGGCGAAGCGCTGGTGTGCATGGTCGTTCCGAGCGCCGCCGATGCGGAACCCGGCGCTTTCCTCACGTTCGAGGAGAAAACCGTCGCCGTGCTGGAGGCCGCTCTGAATGGCGATCTCTCCGCGCCGGTGCAGAGTTATTCCATCGCGGGGCGCACGGTTGCGAAATATTCGCTCGGCGATCTCCGGCAGCTGCTCGGGTACTACAAATCCGTAGTTTGGCGGCAGCAGCATCCGGGGCGGCTCGGCGTCGCTTATGCCGTGGCTTTTTCGCTGGAGCCTCCGGCGACGTGTCTACCACCTACTTGGGTGAATGTGACGACGCTGCTATGAAAAAGCCGCGCACACTCCTCGACCGCTTTTTCGGATGGTTCGGCTACTCCAAGCGCCAGAACTATCTGTACGAAGGAGCGCAGGTAAACCGTCTGACGATGGACTGGGTTTCCTCGAATCTTTCGAGCGATCAGGAAATTCGCGGCAGCATCCGAATGCTTCGCGGGCGCGCGCGCGATCTGCAGCGCAACAATCCCATCGCCAAAAACTATTTGAACCTGCTCGCGGCGAACGTGGTAGGCGACCACGGAATCGTCTATCAGTCGAAGGTCCATAACAACAGCGGCGATCTCAACAAGGCGATCAACGACAAAATCGAGACGGCCTGGTTGGAGTGGTGCGAAGTGGGAAATTGCACCGTCGACGGGAAGTATTCATTTCGCGGCGTGCAGGATTTAGTCGTTCGAGCGATGGCGCAGGACGGCGAATCGTTTGTCCGCATGGTGCCGGGTTTCGATAACAAGTATCGCTTCGCGCTGCAGCTCATCGATGCCGATCAGGTCGACCCGCTCTTTAACCGTTTGCTGCAGCAGGGGCAGAACGAAATCCGCATGGGCGTCGAAGTGGACGTGTGGGGACGTCCAGTCGGCTACTGGGTGAATCCGAAGCCGCCCACGGAAATGGGCGGCACGCTTGACCGCGAGCGCATCGCGGCAGATTACATGCGGCACCTGTTCGATCCTTCCCGCGTGAATCAGACCCGCGGCATCACCTGGTTTCACCCGGTCATGTCGCAACTGAAAATGCTCGGCGGCTATATCGAGGCCGAGCTCGTGGCCGCTCGCACCGGCGCGGCCAAAATGGGATGGCTCCGCTACACCGATCCGAGCGCATGGGAAGCTCCGAACGCCGACGCGGAAAAGCAGGGCGCTTACGTGCTGGAGGCCAATCCCGGCATGATCGAGACGCTCCCTCCGGGCATGGAGTTTGTCGCCTGGAATCCCGATCATCCCGCAAACGCTTTCCAGAATTTCGTCATCACGCTTTTGCGGCAAGTGGCGACCGGACTCGGCGTTTCCTATAACGCTCTGGCGAGCGATCTGGTGGGCGTGAACTATTCATCGCTCCGCTCGGGAATGCTGATCGAGCGCGACCTGTGGCGCCGCCAGCAGGCCTATCTGATCGAGTCGTTCATGAAGCCGATTTTCGCCGCTTGGCTCGACATGGCGCTGCTCTCCGGCCAGCTGGTGCTGGACTCCCGCGATCCAGCGCGTTTCCTCGAAGGCCAATGGCAGCCTCGCGGATGGCAATGGGTTGATCCGCTGAAGGACGTGCAGGCCTCCGGCCTCGCCATCGATATGGGCCTCACCTCGCGCACGGAAGTGCTTGCCGACAAGGGCGAGGACGTGGAGACGATTTTCGAGCAGCTCTCGCTGGAGAATCGGCTCGCCGAGCAATACAAGCTCACGCTCACCACGAGCGCGGCGCCGGAAAAAATTTCCAAGCAAACGGGCGAAGAGACGACGGGCGCGGAGGGCGATGGAACTGCGCCGACGCGGCTCGCGCTCGTGGGAGGTAAGCGATGACTACGACCGCGACGCCGCCGACGAACGACGCAACGAAGGAATTGCACGACGGCCAACTCCTCGAAGTGCAAGCGCGAGAATTTGAAATCGTGGAGCTCTCGCTCCGCGTGCCGGCCAAAGCGAAAGCGCAACCGGCAACAGATCCCGCAGGAGCCGGAGCGGCGCCGCCAGCGGCAGACCCTGCAGCGGCAGCTCCGGCCAGCGGGAAACGCGCCGACGACCCGGACGGCGACGGCGATAGCGAATCAATGGAGATTGCAATCTCCAGCGAGTACCCGGTCAAACGCTGGTTTGGCACGGAAATCCTCGACCATTCGCCGGACGCCATCGATCTTTCCCGCGCCAAGCGCGGCCTGTCTTTTTTGCTAGACCACGATTCCCGCGACGTCGTGGGAATCATCGAAAACATCCGTGTCGACGAGGACAAAAAACTTCGCGGTAACGTGCGCTTTTCAGCCAATGCGCCGGCGCAAGCCGTCAAGCGCGACATTAAAGACGGCATCCGGCGCTTTGTTTCCGTCGGTTACATGGTCAAAGAGTTTGTACTGGAAAAATCATCGGACGATGGGAACACCTATCGCGCCACAGGCTGGACTCCGCTGGAGGCCAGCTCGGTTGGCGTGCCTGCCGATCCGACGGTTGGACACAACCGTAAGGAGCACCGACTTTTCCCGGTTCAAATTCGCAGTTTAAATCCGGCTTCCAAGCCGAATCCATCGGAGGTCGCCATGCCAGTAGAGGTAAAGGAAATCCAGACCGCCGCGGCTGAAATCGTTCGGCTCGGCAAGCGGCACAACATCGACTCGGAGGAAATCGCCAAGATGCTTGCGGAAGGCGTCACGCCGGCTGAAGCATCGCAGCGAATCCTCGCAACCATTTCGGAACGCGGAGGAAAGCCGCTCGCGCAGCCGAACGCCGAGCAGGTCGACGCCGCCGTCGAACTGACCGACCGCGAGCAGAAGGAATACAACATCGCCCGCGGCATCATGGCGATGGTGCAAAACCGCGAACTGAAAGAGGGCAATTCCACCAAGCGCGTGAACTGCCTGGAACTCGAGATTTCGGACGCGATCGAGAAGCGCCACAAGGGCGGTGGCCACGGAGGGATGTTCGTTCCGTGGAGCATCCGGCACGCGATGGACAGCGATCTCGAAAAAAAATATCCGAAATTGTTTGAGGCCTCGCAGCGCAGCGCAGCCGTTCGAGGGGAAATGTTCGGACAGCGCGTCGGCCTCACCGGAAGCCTCGACACCAAAACGACCGCCGCTGGCGGCGCTCTGGTGTTTGTCGAACCCGGCGAATTCATCCAATTCCTATACAACCGAATGTGGGTTAAAGCGCTGGGCGCTCGCACCATCACCGGCCTCCGCGATAACGTCGCGTATCCGAAACAGACGGGCCGTGCGACCGGCTCATGGGTTGCCGAAAATCCCGGCACCGATGTGACCAACACCGCGCTCACGCTCGCGCAAATCCCGAGCTCGCCCAAAACCTATCAATCCTCGACGGCCTATTCGCGGCAGCTGCTCGCGCAATCGGTCATCGACGTGGATACGCTGGTCCGCGAGGACTTGGCGACGGACCTTGCCCTTGCCGTGGACAGCGCGGCGATCAGCGGCACCGGAACGCTGCAGCCGCTCGGCATTTTGAATACCACCGGCGTGCAGCTTTACGTCATGATCGATGACTCCGGCAATGGCGGCCACGTCACGTGGAAAGACGTCACGATGATGACGCAGAAGCTCGAAGAGGTTAACGCCGACCAGCTCGGCGCCGGCGCGTGGCTCACGACTCCGGGCGTCAAGACGGTTATGAAGAACACGGCGCGGCTGTCGAACACGATTGCGCTGCCGATCTGGGCCGACGACAACACCGTCGACGGTTATGAAGCGCGGTCCACCAATCAGGTGCCTTCAAACGGAACGAAAGGCACCGGCACCAACCTGCACACGCTGATCCGCGGAATCTTCGAGACGATGGTGGTGTCTATGTGGGGGAATGGATTCGAGCTCGTGGTCGACCCGTACCTCTACAAGAAGCAGGGCATGATCGAGCTCACCACGTTCATGATGTGCGACGTCACGCTCAAGTATCCGAGCGCGTTCGTCGTTTCCAAGTACATCGCGCTCACCTAATTTTCTTTTTTCGATTCAGGGAGCGGAGCAATCCGCTCCCTCCGATTTAAGTATTTAAATATTTTTATTCGAGAGGAGCAGTCCATGAGTACTACGCAACCAACGCCAGCGGGTTCAGCCGCGGCGCCCGATCCATCGGCTCCGGCGACATCGCCGACAGCCTCAGCAGCTCCAGACGATGCCGCCGCCGCGGCTGCCAGTTTGCCGGCCGGTTTCCGCGTGGAGCCGAAGAAAAAAGTCGTGCTGGTGAAGGCGACGATTGTCGACGGCAAGGACGCCAACATCGGCGACACCGTGGAGCTCGACGCCAACGTCGCATCCATCTTGCTCGGCGACGGCACGGCGCAAACCGAAGAGGACGCCGCAAAGGCCAAGGAAGCAAACGACGCAGCGGCCTCGGGCGGCTCGGGCTCTGGCTCGACGACACCTCCGGCTTCTGGCTCGACGACACCTCCGGCCTCGGGCGCAGGCTCTGGCTCGGGCTTGGGCTCGGGCGCAGGCTCCGGTGCATCGGCGACGCCGGCCTCGACAGATCCATCGGCGGCTCCGGCTTCCAGCTAAAAAGTCCTGTGGGGGCGCTTCGGCCATTGAGCGCCGGCAGTTTTTCAGTGGCCACTTTTTTTCACAAGGAGACAAAGCGATGGAAAAGAAAACTTTGCGGGTGAAGTTGATTCGAGACGTCATTGTCGGAGGCCAGGACGGCCACGTGGGCGATGTGTTCGAGGTTTCACGCTCCGATGCCGCTTTGCTGGTGGGCGACCAGCTCGCGGTCCTAGTCGACGGTGCGCGCGCGAATTATTCCGTCACGGTCGAGACTCCCGAGCACGGCGATCCCGCGCCGCGGCGCGTGAGCTCGGCGGCGCCGGAAACGGCTGACAAGAAAAAGTGAGCACGATCTGGAGGGACGGCGACATTCCTTCGCTGATTCTGGCGACGGGCGGCGTCCCTTGCACGATTGACGGCGTGGACGGCATCGCCTTGATGGATTGGAACGACGAGCTCGCCGTGGGCGACGTCGGGCGTGCTCAGGTGATTTTGGGACAGCCGATGCTGACGATTCAGACATCGGCTTTCCCGAACGCCAAGGTCGATTCGTTCGTAGTGATCGACGGGAAGTGGTACACGGTGCGCGAGCGATTCAAATACGGCGATGGCGGCCTCACGAAATTGTTTCTCGGCATCGCCGAGGGAACACCACCACCACCACCACCGGACGTTATCGACGGCGGCGAATTCGATGGCTCTGGTGGAATCGGCAGAAGCCCGGACGGCGGCGGTTTCTAAACCATGATGGACAACGCACAATTCGCGAGCGGCGAAACCAAGACGACGATTCAAATTCGTCGCGGTCCAGAAGCCGATCTCCCTCCCGAAGCAGCGGAGGGCGAGTTTTTATTTTGTCTCGACTCGCATCGGCTCTTTTCGGGAATGGGCGCAGGTGAGGACGTCGTTCCTATTGCCAGCGATGCGGACAGCATCGGCGGCGTGCCTATCGCGCCGGACGCGCCGACCGATGGCGATGTCCTGATTTACGACCAGTCGCAGGGCAAATGGATTGCGGCAGATCCGGTCGTTTCCGGGCCGGACGCGCCTGGTGCGGTGCCGACAAAACCGCCCGTACAGATTGGCGCAATTGGGCCGGACGGAAAAGTTACCCGGCTCGTGACCACGGCGGCGAGCGAACTCTCGACGCACGACGCGGATGCTTCCACACAACTTGCAAATATTCTCAGTAAGCTGGAGGACGGCATCGGCACGACCGGAGTCGTGGCTGTCTCGAATTTTCCAGCGACGCAGCCCGTCAGCGCGGCGGCGCTCCCGCTGCCTGCAGGTGCGGCGACGGAGGCCAGTCTCGGCACCGATGGCGCGGCTCCGCCGTCAATTCCCGGCACCGGGATTCGCGGTTGGCTCCGTTCGATATACGACAAGCTCGTAGCCGGCCTCGGCGTCACCGTTGCGAATTTTCCGGCGACGCAACCAGTCAGCGGCAACGTGGCCGTCTCCAATTTTCCGGCCACGCAAAACGTCGCAGTGACGGCGGCGATTCCAGCGGGCACGAATCTTTTGGGCAAGGTCGCGGCCTCGCCAGACACGAGCACCCTCTATAACGGCACCACGGCGCTGACTCCTGTTCGTGCTGCTCTCGCGGCGGCGTCGAACGGCGCACAGACACTCCTCGCGGCGACAGCGGGAAAGAAAATTCGCGTGCTCGCTTTTATCGTGACGGCGAGTGCGGCGGTTAACGTGAAGTTTCAATCCGGCGCGAGTGGCGCGGGTGGCGACCTCACAGGTTTGCTCTATTGCGATTCTAAAGGTGGCGCGGTCGCGCCCTTCAATCCGTTCGGATGGTTTGAAACGAACGTAGGCGAAGAACTGGACATCAATTTGAGCGCGGCAACTGCGGTCGGCGGCTGTTACCAGTACGTGTTGGTGTGAAATGAGTTTTACACAACAATTTGGAGGACAAGTAGCTGGAGGAGGAGTAGTTAGCTCGACGCCAGCAGTTACCATCGCGCCCGGCTCTTTCTTGTTCGTATGGGCGAAAGTGAATACGTGGAGCCCAGGCGTCGCTACTCTCACCGACACACTGGGCGGTCAGAATTGGATAAATATTCTCAACAATTTCCGCACCAATCACAATTCGGCGGACGGCGTGAGCGTTTGGTACGCGCTAAATGCGAAAGGCGGCACAGGTGCGGTCACTTTCACGAGTCCGGGTAGTTCATTTCCTACTGTGTTTGGTTTGAACTACAGCGACCGAATTGCCGGACTCGACAACAATTCGCCCATTGCGATAGGTCACAGCGCAGCTCTGAATAGCGGAAACGTTACGCTCTCTTCACCAAACGACCTGCTCATCGAATACACGAACGTTAACCAAGGCGTTCCAGCGACCACAACGATGACTGACGGGGCCGTTTTCCGCACTGGCAGCAACGGTCCGTTTGCTTCGCTGTGGGATAGGACGGCAGGCGCACCGGGCACTTACGCGGCGACTGCGACAGGCGGCGGCATCTACGATTGGCAATGCGCACTGTTTGCGTTTCGGCTCGGCGGTGGGCGGCGAATGCTAACGGGTTTCGGGCGATAGGAGAAAAACGTGGCAAAGCAAATCATCATTCTCGGCTCGCAGATTCAGGACGGAAGCTCTGCGATCTTGACGTATGCCTTTTGGTTTCCGATTACGAGCGGCCAGCAAAAGCGCGACAGCGGCAGCGCGTGGCCGGGCGCGAGTGTCGAGGAAAACGCGGCGATTCAATCCGGCGACGTGCTCGAAGAACTCGGCAGCTATCAAGCGCCGCGCGGGGGCGATGCCGCGGTAGTCGAGGGAATTCTTTTGCAGTTGTGGACGAATCGCAACGCGGAGATTGCCGGGAAAGGTCCGGCTTCGTTCGCCGGCATGTTTTACGATGACGCGACCGGATGGGGCGGCACGGCTCCACCGACGAAGGTGTGACGGATGCCGGGTTTCTCCATTCGCGAGCAAATCGTTCAGCAACTCGAGATTTTGCTGAATGGCGCGACGTCGCCGACGGGCGACGCGAAGCCGTCTCCTTTGACGATTTATCGCGAGCGGTTGCGGCCTCTGGAGAAAGAGATGCTGCCGGCCATTATCATCCACGAGGATGAAGATCCGCCGCGCTCGACCGACGCGCAGAACTACAAGTCGCCGCTGGTGGAGCGGCAGCTGGCGCTGGCGATCGAGTGCCGCGCGCAATGTCCGGCTGACAAAGCGCCGAGCACCGTGCTCGACCCACTTTTCGTTTGGGCCGTGCAGGTGATCATGGGCAGCGAACAGTTTGGCGGTTTGGCGAATGGCTGTGTTGAAGGACGCAGGACTTCCATTTCGCGGGAGGGCGACGTGCCGATTGCAGCGGCGGCGCTGAACTTCACCGTGAAATTCAGGACGGCCATCGCCGATCCCACAAAGAAAGACCCGAAATCTTAGGAGGACGCCATGCCAGGACTACAGTATCCGGTGCCGCACCTGCCGATGCTCGGGAAAGGTTCGATCCTGTTTGACGTGTTCGACGCAGCAGGAAATTCGACCGGCCTGCAGCACCTCGGCAATTGCACCAAACTGGAACTCGACGTAAAGGACGATATCGCCACGCTTTTTCAGTCGATCAACAAGAGTGTGTCGCTCATCGCGTCGGCTCTGAAAAAGCGCGAGCCATCCGTCAGCATCACCGGCACGGACTTTTCGGCGGAACACATGGCTATCGTCATGATGGCCGCGGGAGTAGTGTCGAATGTCCAGACGGTGCAAACGATCACAGCGGAAGCGCTCGTGGGCGCGACGCCGACGAAGAAAGGAAAATTTTTCCGCACGCTCAACGGCAATCTCGACGTGACCTTGCCGGCCAACACGGTTGTGCATCAAGGCGTGGGAACGCTCATTCAGGGAACGGACTACATCATCGCGGACGCGGCTTTGGGCCTGATTTATTTCCCGCTCGCCAGCGCGGTGATCGACACGACCGCCGTGACCATCGATTACAAGACGCTCGCCGCGACGAACAAAGTCGTGCAGGGCGCGACGCAGCCGTACATCAAAGGCCGTCTGCTTTTCGATCCCGATCCGACCGACGGGCAAAAAATCGCCGTGGATATCTGGAAAGTCAATCTCAATCCAGACGGCGTGCTCGGGCTCATTGCCGACGATTACGGGAACTGGAGCCTTAAGGGGATGATCCTCGACGACACCGCAAATCATCCGTCTGCGCCCTACTACCAAGCCACGTTTTTCTGACGTCTCTCGGCGGGACGACAGGAAGCAGGCGCGAGCGGAACGCCAATGCGCTGCCCGGCGCGGCGCTCCGCTTTCGCCGATTCGGGAGGAGACCGATGGAATCCCCAATCCCTTTTTTTCATCTTGCTTGGCGCTCTCTTTTTCCATCGCCGCCGTGCCCTTACGTCGGCATGTCTCCGGCGCCAGGTGAGGCAGCGGAGGCCGAGTCCCGGCCTTCGCTGCGATGTGGAGGAGACACATGAAACTCGACGAAAGGGAATTTCACGGCATAACCGAAGCGATGACCGCGGTGCAGGACGACTACGTTCTGACGCAGCTGGAGCGCTCCGGCGCGATGGAGATGCTGTCGCAGTTAAAGGGACTTTCGCAGGAGCAGCGAGCGGAACGCTCCGTGGAAGCTTTCCGGCGACTCCGCGAAAGCGGACGCAAATACAAACTGCTCGCGGGTTTGTTGACGGAAGAAGGCCACACATGGACGCAGACCGAAGCGGACACAAACGCCGCGCGTTTCGCGGCCATCACCAAGACCGAAGAAAAACTCGCCATGAATTCCGAGGTGATGCGCCACATCGCGCTTTTTTTTCGATTCGAGGGGGAATCATCGGAGACTTCCCAGAAATCTTCCAGCCCGAACGGCGCGGACCGCGATACCGCGAACGCGGAAGCGCCGATCTCGGAAGCTTCTCCCTCATTATCCGCAGCGTAGCAGGCCACGATCCGGCTCGCGTGGACGTGGTGCGGTGCTGGCCGTTGCGCGATCTCCTGCTCGCCTATCTGGAGCAGCTCCGCGCTCTGGCGCGTCAGGAATATTTCGTCGACATGCTGGTGTGGGCCGTGCTCGCGCCATATCAGAAACGCAAATCGAACGCGCCAGCTCTCCCGAAGATTTTGAAAGGAGCCTAACTTGGCGACGCCGCCACAAGTAACGGTTGCCTTCACTGCGGAGGACCGCGGCCTATCCGCTGCGCTGAAGACCCTCAACGTGCAAATGGAGCAGCTCGTGACGCAGCAGAACGAGCTCGCCCGTTCGAGTCAGGTCGCTGCTGCAGGCGAGGAAGAACTCGCGGCTTCGATGGAGCACTCGAAAGCCGCCGCCGCGATACTCGGCGAGGAAACGGGAATCAAACTGAGCCGCCACTTGCGCGGCCTGGTCGCCGAGTCGGAACTGCTCGGGCCTGCTCTCTCTGCGGCTTTCCCGGTCATCGCCGCTGTCGGCTTCATTGAAGTCATTTCCCAAGTCGCGGAGAAGATGACGGAAGTTGTCTCGGACCTCCTGATTTACACCGAGGACCAGAAGAAGGCCTATGAGATTGAAGTCGAACGCAACAAGGAGCTCGTCAAGCATCGCGACCGGCTGGAGGAGCTCAACAAGCAATACGAGCGCATCGGCAAGAGCGCTCTGCAAGTCGCGCTGCTCAATATTCGCGATCTGAACAAAGAGCTCGGTGCCGCCAACGAGGAACTCGAGAGGACGCGACAGAATTTAACCGCGCCGCTGCCCGAGGCCGGGATGTGGGAGCAATTGAAAGCCGGCCTCGGAGGGTTTGTCACCGGAGGCATTGGTGGAGCCATCGGCGCTTCGGCGACGGCAGGTATCGAGACAGGCCTTGCCCGAGTGGGGGCCGCGCACGAGAAAGCGGAAGGGGACGCCGCTGACAAAGCCGCCGAACTTCGCAATGCACAAAAGATCGCGTCCGAGGAAGAAAAGAAGGCGTCCAAGGAGCGCGAAGCCAGCAACGAACGAATCATCAATTCTCTTTCGGCGCAGGCCGACAAATGGACGCAGCTCGGCGAACAGCAGAAGACGCTGGCGACCGACGTCACGAATTACTGGGCCACGCAAAATCAGAAAACCATCGCGGACCAGAACAAAACGATTGCGCTGCAAACTGCCGCAGAAACCAAATCGATCGAGACGCGCCTGGAGGCCGAGGCGAAATACCGCACCGCAGTCGGGGCGCAGGCCGAAAAGGCCGCGGTCGACGCCATCAGCCTGGAACAGCGCGAGGTGCAACGCCGAGCGGCGCTGCGGCAAATCTCCGGCGCGGAAGAGGCCGCGCAGCTGCAGGAACTCGCGCAGAAAAAACTCGACATCGAGACGGCCTATCTCGACGCACGGTTGAAGGAAGTATCCGACCGGATGCTCACCGACGACGCGGACGCTTATGCGAAAGACCTGGAACTGTACACCAGCCTGCAGGAGCAAAAATCGCAAGCGCAGACGAAATTCAACAGCGAAACGTCAGCGGCGCTCGACGAAGGCGCACGGCACCTCAGCGTTTTTCAGGAAGCGCAGCGGAGCATCGGCGGCGACATCACCAATTTTTTCACCGAGGGAATCACGCAGGCGCATTCGTTCGGCGAGGCCTTTGCGAATCTGGCGCGATCCATCGTGGGCGATCTGCAGCGCATGGCTGCGGAATTCGTACTGACGGCGATCAAAAAGAAATTGCTCGGCGACACCGACGAAGGCGAAGGTGGCGGTGGTGGTGGTGGTGGATTCGGAGGGTTTCTCGGAGGCATTATCGGCGCTCTCGGCGGCGGCCACTTCGCGACCGGAGGGTTTGTCAGCGGTCCGGGCGGTCCGAAGAGCGATTCCGTTCCGGCGATGCTTTCCTCCGGCGAGTTTGTCATGAGCGCGGACACCGTCAAGGCCATCGGCGCGGCGAATCTCGACGCGATCAATTCCGGCATTCCGCATCTTGCGAGCGGCGGCTTTGTCGGTGGCGATCTCACCACCAACAGCAACATTTCGATGGGCATCGGCCTCGACGAAGGTTTGATCCTCCGGCATCTCGGCTCGAAGGCCGCAGGGAAAGTGATCCTGCAGCAGCTCACCAACAATCCCAAAGGGGCGCAGCGGGCGCTCTCAAGGACGGACTGATATGTCATGGGTTACTGGCACGGCGACCGACCACGGCGATCTCTTGAATAAGCTCGACACGTTTCTCACCGCAACCGGGAAGACGACGTACCCGGCTTTTGCGGGAACGGGCGACGGTCCGATTACGCTGCTCGACGGTGGCTCCGCGTCCATCGCGGAAAACATCACCGTCACGTTCACGAGCGCGACGGCCTTCAATGTGACCGGCTCGACCAGCGGCTCTATCGGCTCCGGCACGGTAGGCACGGCTTTTGCTTCCACCAAGGTCAATTTCACGATCACTGCGGGCGCGACCGCGTTTGTCGCCGGCGATGCGTTTACGTTCTCGACCGCGCCGCCGTGGACTTCGATGCGGCGCACGAGCGGCACGGAGATGATCTGGAAAGCTCCGGGCAACGACGGACTTTCCACGATCTATGTGGGCGCGTCCGTTTTTTCCAACGCGACCGGCGACTATTACAACTGGCGGCTTGGAGGATTCACGGCTTTCGACAATGCGCTGGTATTCAATCAGCAGCCGGGTTACGTGGGCGGCGCTGGACAGTCGTCGCCGTCGCCGGTGCTGAATCTGTGGAACCAGCCGATGGGTTATTGGTTCATTGCAAACGGGCGGCGCGTGATCGTCATTGCGAAGGTTTCGACCGTGTACACGATGGCATATCTCGGTTTTTTGTCGTCGTACATGAGCCCATCGGCTTTCCCTTATCCGCTGGTAGTCGGCGGTTCGGAAGCATTCGCGGCGGAGCCTGCGGCGACTTCGGCGAACTGGCGCTGGAGTTACACCGGAAACGAAATGGAGAATTTTCCATTCGGCTTTCCCGGCAATCCAAGTGCCCCATCGACCTGCTCGCCGCGGTTGCGCCGCGCTGACGGCGCGTGGATTGGTTTCGTGCGGGGTTTAAATCCCGGCTCCAACATGGGACGCGTGTATCCGTACCACACCGGCTGGACAAACTGGGGAAAGAACATGGACGGCGGCTATTCGATTTTTCCGGTCGTTTACTACGAGGTGCCGACCAGTCCGAATCAATACGGCGAGCCGGAAGGAGTCGGCGCGGTCACCGGGTTTCAGAACGGCGCGGAGAACACCATCACCATCGGTAAGGCCATTCATCTCGTGGTGCCGAACGTGTTTCGCGTCGGCATGAACGACTTTTGCACCGTGCGATTGATTTAGGAGCCACACATGTCTTACCAGACTGGCACCGCGAGCTCGCCGACGAATTTGCTGCAGACGCTCGTCACGTTTCTCGTGGCGAACGGATGGACGCAGGACATGAGCCAAGCGGACGGCGCAGGTTGGCGAGCGCACCTGCACCGCGGCGGCAATTACGCGCACCTCCGCGCTGGCCTTAACGAGGTTGTTTGGCAAGCGCAAGCCGGAGGCGTCGGCATGACCGGCCTCAATCTCTATATGAGCACGGCGTTTGCGAGCGGCTCCGCGTGGAATCAACAGCCCGGCACGCCGCCGTATCAGAACGGCTCGGTGACAAACGTGGTTGGCGTCAGCGCGACGCTGCCGAGCGGCGCAATCCAGAACTACTATTTTTTTTCCGACGCGACGGGCGACAACATTGTCGTGGTGGTGGAAAAGACGGCGGGTGTTTTCGTTTATCTCGGATGGGGCGCTTCGCTCTCGAAATGCGGCACGTGGACAAACGGGCAGTACTTTTTCGGCAGTTGTGGGTGTTTCACGAGCAGCAGCGGCAGCGCCGGCGCGGGGTTGACGCTCACCTCAAGTTGTCCCTGCTCAAACGGCGACACCCTCAACAATCAGTTCGGATTTGTGCGCGTGGACGTGGACACGTTCACCGGCAAATGGAACGGCGTAGGCACCGGGGTTTCCGGCGGGGTGAACGGTTACACCGGACGCAACCTGAGCATGATCGTCCAAGCGGTGAGCAACAATACCATTGACGCCGCGATCCCCACTTACGAAACGCAAGGCACCGGCGCGACCTACGAATTTCAGTACACGCAGACCAGCACGCTCGACGGACGTGCGAACTTGTTGCCGATTTTTCTTTTCGCGCAGCGCGATGCCGGCCAGCGCAGTCTGCTCGGCTCGGTGCCGAATGTGTTCTATGCGAACGGAGTAGGCAACGGTTTTTCGCCGGCCTCCGAGTACACCGTAGGCACCACCACTTACAAGATGTTTCCGAATTTCGCGGTTGTGAAGCAGTGAGCCTATGGCGGACTTTTCCGGCATCGATCTGAGAGGCGGCGTGCGGATTGCGCCGTTCAACGTAAGCGGCGATCTCTCGACGATCTTGTTTACTGCCGGAACGCTCGGCGTCACGCAGCGCGTGCGTTCGTTCTGCGGCGCGAACACCGGACCGGGCGTGGTGCATCCGGTCACAGGTTCGATTCCTGGGATTTACGAGGAGCTCGCCGGAGGACAAATCTTCGAGCGCATTCTGGTGAATCCGCGCACCGCAAATGTCGGCTTCGTGATTACCGACACGCAGTTTGCCGTGGAGGCCTGGAACACTTTCCGCAACATCGGAAAAATTCTTTCGGCCATCGATGTGTTGGGACCGGGCGATATCGTGGTGCAGAATCCTTTCGCGCTCCCGACGTTCTATGGGGCGCAGCATTCTCGCGTCTATCAGGTGCTGGTGTCGCACACTGGCGGTCCGCAAATCGACGCGGACATCGAGTTTATCTGGCAGAGCGGCGAGCAAGGCGCGGACACGGTTGTCATCGGCTCGCGCATTGTGCTTTTCTCCGCGCCCATCGATTGGGACTACGGCGTCAAGGAAAAAATCGAATATCTCACCGACGTGCTGCCGGCATATTCCGACGCCGAGCAACGGCGCGCGCTCCGGCAGCAGCCGCGCCGTGGACTTTCTTTCCGCGCCAAGGGATTGACGGCTCGGGAAGCAGCCGCGGTCGAGACACAGATCTTCGGATGGCAGCAGCAGCCGTTCGGCGTGCTCTGGTGGCCGGACGTTTCTCCGCTGCTCGCCGATGCCGCGGCAGGCGCGACAGCTATACAAGTAAATACAACCGACTTCCAATTCGCGGCTAACGGCATCGCCGCGCTGTGGAAAGACGAATTCACATTCGAGGCCGTGCAGGTCACTGCGGTCGGACCGACTTCGCTGACGCTCGCGTCGCCCACGCAGAATGCGTGGAAGGCCGGACCGACGACGCTGGTCATGCCCGTTTTTTTGTGCCGCTTGCCGGACGATATCGACGTGACGCGGCTGTTCTCCGGCGCCGATCAAATCGATCTGGACTTCGCCGGCGAAGCCGGCCAGAACGCTCCGGCTCCGGCGATATCTTTAACGCAGTACAAGGGATTTGACGTGCTGGAGCTCCCGGCGCAATGGCCGGACGATCTCAAGCGGAAATATTCGCGCTCCCTGATTCACATCGATCCGCAGGTGGGACCGATCACGGTGATCGACAAAGGCGGCACGCCGATCACCTCGCAGCCGTTTCCCTGGTTGATGCTGAATCATTCGCAGGTCACGTCGCTCCGCGCTTTTTTCCTCGCCCGTTTCGGCAAGCTGAAGCCGTTCTGGATTCCCACGTGGGACCAAGACCTGGTGCTCGCGCAGGACGTCGCGCTCAGCGACACCGGCATGAAAATCCAGAGCGAGTTTTATTCGCGCTTCATGTTCCCGGCGAACGCTCGGCACTATGTGGCGCTGATCCCGATGGACGGCAGCGCGAACATGTACCGGAAAATTGCGACCTCCACCGACAACGGCGACGGCACCGAGACGCTGGTGTTTGATGCCATCTCGACCAAGGCGTTTCCGGCAAAAACCACGATGGTTTCGTTTCTTATCTTTGCGCGGCTCGACGCCGACAGCGTGGAGATCGATTGGCTCAACAATGACCTCGCGCAGACGGTGATCGAGATGCGCGAGCTCCCGAGGGAACTGCCATGAGTTATGACGGCGTCGAACAATCGACCGCGCAATCGCAGGCCTTCGAGCTCTACAAATTCGCCATACCCGGCCAGCAGACGTTCTATCTCACGAGCGCGGATGACGATGTGACCTACTTGGGCCAGCTCTATGTGGCGTCGACGATCCGGCGCTCGGAAGTGGAACATTCCAACGAAGTCATTTCCGGCCAGCTGAAAATCTATGTACCGCCGGACTCGCAAATTGCCGATCTCCTGATCCCGTATCTCACACCCTCGCCGATGCAGGTCACGCTTTTCGGAGGCCACTATGGCGACTCCGAAGTGGTAACGCTTTTCAGCGGGAAGGTTTCGAGCGCCGCGATCGAGACGGAATGCGAAATCATCGTCAATTCCGACCAGTACATTCTGCAGCGCAAAATCCCGAAGCAGCTGTACCAGTCGCCGTGCGTCCACGTGTTCGGCGACGCGGGATGCGGAATCAATTTGAACGACTTCACGACCTCCGGCCTGGTTTCGGCGGTGAGCGCGGACGGGCTCACGGTCACGGTGCCGGCGTTTGCCGGGTTGACGCATTCGCTCGCAGGCGGCTATTTCAGGCGCGGCAGCGACGTGAGAATGATCCTCGCGCAAGCCGGCGCGAACATCACGCTGCTCTCGCCGATCTCCGGCCTCGCGGGCGGCGATCCCTGCTCTGGAACGGCAGGCTGTCAGCTGACCTATGCCGCTTGCCAGTCCTATAACAACGTGCCGAACTTTTTAGGTTTCGATCTGGTGCCGCTGACCAATCCCTTCACGGAGGCTATTGTCTAGATGTTTTGGGTAATGCTTCTCATATACGTGGCCACGACGGTGATCTCCGCGCTGCTCGCGGCGAAGAATAAAACGCGCCCGAGCGCTCTCGGCGACTTCCAATTTCCGACCGCGGAGGAGGGCCGCGCCATTCCGGTAGTTTTCGGCACCGTCAAACTCACCGGAGGGAACACCGTCTGGTGGGGCGATCTGCGAAGCGAGGGGATGAAAGCCGGGAGTTTTTTGGGAATCGGAGGGACGGTTGTCGGCTACAAGTATTACATCGGCGTGCAATACGCGCTCTGTCAGGGAATCGTGGACTTGCTCGCGCTGCAATGCGACGCCAAGCCGGTGCCGTACACCAGCTCCGGCTCCGATCCGCAGACGCTGACGGTCGACCAGAAATCGCTTTTCGGCGGCGACAAATCGGGTGGCGGCCTCGCCGGCACGATCACGTTTTATCGCGGCACGAAAACGCAGCCGAGCGACGCGTATCTTTCGGCGAAGCAGACCGCGGTGCCGTCGACGCCGACGTATTCGGGAACGGGCAACGGTTTCCTCGCGTTTCTCGCGCCCGGCACCGGCAGCGTCAACGAAACGATCACCATCAAAGCCACAACGCTCTCGAGCGGCCACATGCAATTTTCGGTGACCGGCTCCGTCTCCGGCTCCATCGGCACGGCGGTTGCGGACACCAATTTCGCTTCGAGCAAAATAAATTTTTTGATCACCACAGGCTCCATCCAATTCGTGACGAACGATCAATTCCAAGTGGTGACCACGCCGGCGCGGGTGTCGCCGAACTATAAAAACCTGTGTTACGCGGTGCTGAACCAGTTTTATGTCGGCACCAGCGCGTATCCGAAGCCGATCAATTTCGTGGTGCGGCGCTGCCCTGATCCGTTCGGCCAGGGCAACAGCGTGGCTCGGCTCAATACCGATGGCGCTGGCGGCGCGGACGCCAATCCGGTGCTGGCGATCCACGATCTGCTCACCAACGTCGATTACGGTTTGGGCGTCCAGCTCGGGAATATCGACGCCAATAATTTCAAAGCTGCGGCGGTCACGCTCGCAAACGAGGGACTCGGGATTTCCACGCAGGTGGACACGCCATCGAGCGCCGATTCGATCATCGCGGAAATCCTCCGGCACATCGACGGTTTCCTGTACGTGGAGCCGCTGACCGGACTGTGGACAATCACGCTCGCCCGCGCCGATTACGATCCGTCGACGGTGCCGGTGCTGACCGTGGACAACGTTCTTGGGCTCCCGAAGTTTTCGCGGGCGCAGTGGGGCGAAACGATCAATCAGATTTTCGTGCAATACATCGACCGCGGCGCCGACTACCAGATGCGCACGGTGCAAAATCACGATCTCGCCAACGTGGTGCTGACCGGAGAGACTCGACCGGAAACGATGGATTTTAAGATGCTGTCGAACTCCGCCGACGCCGCGCTCATCGCCACGCGTGCGCTCCGTGCGGTGACCTATCCACTGTCGAAGCTCACGCTGGCGGCTAATCGCGTCGCTTGGAAATGGCGCGTCGGAGGCGTCTTTAAATTCACGTGGACGCCGCTCGGCATCAATGCGCTGATCTATCGCATCACGCGCATCGCCTGGGGCGAGCTCCTCGACGGTAAAATCAGCATCGAGTGCGTGGAGGACGTGTTCGGCATCTCGGCGGCGGCTTTCGCTCCGCCTCCGGCCTCGGGATGGGTGAATCCGTCCGGGCCTCCGCTCGCGCCGATCTTCCAGCGGCTCGTGGAGGTGCCGTATTCGCTCGCGCTGGTGGGACAGACGGCGGGAATTCTGGTGTACGCGCTTTGCGCGAGGCAGGATGGAACGCCGACCGACTTTCAGGTTTGGCAGAACGTCAGCGGCACCTATTCGGAGACCAATGACCTCGCGGCGTTCTGTCCAGTCGGCATTCTCACCGCGGCCTACAACGCGGCCACGCCGGCGCGGGATGCCACAGGTTTCACGGTCGGACCGACGGGCGCAGATCTGACGCTGCCGGCCTCGACCGACAATGCCGGACTTTTCGCCGGCGCGAATCTCGCGCTGATCGACGACGAAATCATTTCGTGGAAAACCAAGACCGTGAATGGCGACGGCTCCATTACTTTTTCCGACGTGTTGCGCGGCGTGCTCGACACCGTGCCTGCCGATCACGCGCAGGGCGCTTTGGTTTGGTTTTTCTCGCTCGCCGAAGGCCTCACGCAGACGAACGTGTATCCGGCTGACCAGACGGTGCAGGCGAAACTTTTGCCGGTCAACAATAAAGGAACCTATCCGCTCGCCAGCGCAGCGGCGGTCAGCGTGGCGACGCGCTCGCGCTACTTGCGTCCGTTTGCTCCCGGCAATCTCCGAATCCAAGGCAACGGCTACGGCGTGCGGCCTCCGTCCGTCACTGGCGATCTGACGTTCACGTGGAGCTCGCGGAATCGGCTGACGCAAACGGCGAACCAGACGCTGGTGCTGCAGGATGCCGGCGATATCGCCGGCGAGAGCGGCCAGACGTTCAGTGTCGAAATTTGGCTCGGCGGCGCTTTGAAGCGGCGCGTGGACGCCATTGCGGTCGAGACCTACACATACACGCACGCGCAATACCTGCTGGACGATCCGACCGCAACGCTCGCGCCGACGCTGAAGGTCTTTTCCCACACTGGCGCAGCGGCTCCGGCAGGCCTTGATAGCTTCGAGCCGCAGCTCTTTACGACCGCAATGTTATGAAAAACAGGAGGTGAGTCATGGCGCACGCTATTTGGCTCGTGGTCTTGCTTGCAATCGCAACCACGCTGGTAGTGGCAGGAGTGTACCTATGGCGCAAAAAGAAATCACCGCGTCCACCAGCACAGGGATGAAGGGCTGTCCAGAAAAATAATTGGCAGTGCCTGTGGAAAAAAAGAGGCCGTCCAACGGCTTAAGCCGTTTCGATTATCAAGCACGTTTTATGCGGCGATTCGCGGATGCACCTGTCAATACTGACAGGTTGGAGCCGCGAATACTTTTCCACAGGGCGGTAGTACTCTCTCGTAATATTTGCACTTGACCGCCGATTCACTCCCTGTTTTCCTTGCGAGCGCTGCAAGGGCCTGGAATTCGGAAGCGCTGTCCCTTTTCTAACTCCGGCGCGAGCTCTCAGATTTCGGCTCGGCCTCTCCCACGCAGCCGCGACACGCGCTTCCGTTTGGCCTTCCCTCCGCAGCAGACGGGGATTCCGCTCAGGTGCAAGGGGTTAATCACGCCGCCACACTAGGGGTGTGCCGGACTTGCTAAACGAAGCGGTTTCGATATAGCATTACACTTGTTTGAGTCTCTACAAACGCAAGGGAGAAAACAGGTGATCTTAGGACGAACAAGCAAGGTGGGCCATGTCGAACGACCAATCGGCGGCTCAGGCGCAGCTGCGGGAAGACCTAGCGCAGGAGCCGCATTATTCGGTGATCGAGATTGCGCGGATGTGGAATCTTTCGGAGCAAATCGTGAGGAAAATCTTCGAGCACGAGCCCGGCGTGCTGGTGATTACGGGCAAGGCGAAATTCTCGCGCCGTGCCTATCGCACGTTCCGTGTTCCGGCCACGGTAGTGCGCCGGAAACACAAGGAGCTCTCCGAGGCCGGGTGAGGAGCGCGTCATGGCGATAACCCTCATCAAGCGGCACGTGCAGGATTGTCCGCTCGCGCAGGAAGGTGTTCCGAACCGCCGCAAGCAATTTAAATGCGGTTGCGCGTTCACGCTCGACCTGCGGCCATTCGGCGGCTTCGAGACCCTCGACACGCGGGATTTGCATGAAGCCGAGCGCATTATGTTCGAGCGCCGGACCAGCGGCCTGAGCGCCGTCGCCGTCAAGCAAGCGGCCTCCGGTCCGGTCACGCTCGACCATGCGCTGCACGAGTATTTCCGCGATCCCGAAATCCTGAAGCTCCGCGAATCCACGCGCCGGAAGCACCGCACGCTTTTGGCTCCGCACGGCCTCCGGCGCGATCCGGCTAAGGAGGAATGCTACAAGCCGGGCCAGCTCACGGTGTTCGCCGAAGCGCGGCGCGTGACGCTGGTGAGCGATCTCGACGCCACGTTCATCGCCGCGTTTCGCGCATCCTGGACGGAGAAGCGCTTGCATCCGACCAATGGCCGCACGGTCATGGACAATCCGAAAGCGGCGGCGAAGAAGCTGGAGCGGTTTCGTCAATTTTGCCGTTTCCTCCACAACCGCGATTGGATTAAAACCAATCCGATGAAAACGGTGAGGCCGATGAAGGTGAAGCACAAGCAAAAGCCGCCGTTCACCGACGCCGAACTCAAGAAGATTCTGGAAACGCTCGACGCGGACGTGAAGGATGGCGGCGTGAGCGCGGTCCGGCTCCGCGCTCTGGTGCTTTTCCTGCTTTTCTCCGGCTTGCGAATCAGCGACGCGGTCAGCTGCCAGATGGAGTGGGTGAGCGAGGGACGCGTCCGCATCGCGCACTGCCGGAAGACCGACCGGACCATCGATGTGCCGCTGCCGCCGGAAGTTTTGAAGGCGCTCGCGGAGTGTCCGCCGATGAGCGATCTCTTTTGGTTCTGGAGCGGCAACGGTCAACTCGAAACGGCTACGAAACATTGGCAGGGCGAACTCTCGGCAATGTTCAGGCTCGCGGGAATTCAACAAGGCCACGCACATCGGTTTCGTGATACGTTTGCCGTCGCCATGCTGGAGGCCGGAAAGAGCATGCAGGAAGTCGCGGATGCGCTCGGCGATACGCTCGCGGTTGCCGAGAAGCACTACAATCCTTGGAGTAAGACGCGGCAGGCGCGGCTCGACGAGGCCATTGCGTCGACGTGGAAAGGCAACAAGACGCTCGCGGCGCTCGCGCCGAAAAACGGCAAGCTGGTAGCGTGGCGAAAGGCCAAATAGGAAAATGAGTACGGCCTCAAGTCGCGGAGCGGTTTCGTTCGGAAGGCATCTGACGGTTTGTCAGGTGCCTTCGGCGCTTTTGTACCGTGCGCGGCGCGTCACGGTCAGCGGTGCGGTGAGCGGTGCGGTGAGCGCCACGGTTAGCGTTTCTCGCGTCACAGCGGCTCACTGGCGGCCTTTTCGCGGCTTGCGCGGGGAATGCCTGCAGGCGACGGGCGCTCGCGCCGGCGCTTTTTTTGGGTTTGATACGCGGTTGATACTTCGCGGCGACCGCGTTCAGCAAAGTGTTGAAACGAGGGGGCTTTAGGATGGCGGAGAGGGTGGGATTCGTACCCTCTCCCGCGACCGGGATTTCGTAAGTTATTGAAAACGCAAACTCCCAAAAATCCTAGAACCCCTAAAAATCCTAGAACTTGATACGCGGCTGATACGCGGAGGCCGCGCAGCTCGTTCGGAGTAGGGGTTTGCGGCATGTCATCGGCCTCCGAATTTACCCTCGCGGCGCTCTCGCCGGCTGACGTCGCGTTTTACGCGGACCAGCGAGCCAAGGGTTACTCGATCTGCTCCGGCTCTTTCCCGCGCCATCCCTGCCATCTCCCAATTCTTTTCGCCGGCGCTTATTCCTATACGACCGGAATCAAAGGCCGCCGCACCATTGCGACGCGCCACTTCTGCGCGGTCCACGCGGAACAATTCGCGCAAAAACACGGCCTCGCGTGGCCAGTCGCGGCGGTGCCGAAATGATCCGCGCTCTGCTCAAGGCCTGGACGGACTTTGCTTCGCCACAAGACCTCAGCCGCCTGTCTCCGCAAGACATCGACCGCGTGCACAAGGTGTTCATGGCCGGCGCTGTCGCGACCGTCGGGATTATGGACGAGGCCATGTTCGAGTGCCAACGCACCGGCGATCTGAAAAAGGCGACCGAGACAATTTCGGCCTTGCGCCGCGAGGCCTACGAATTTCGAGACGCGCTCATCGCCGAATCCGCGGCGCCGGGGACTCCGTCATGAAGCGCAAGAAAACCGCGCCGCCTGCCGGTCAGGGCAGTCTTTTCGCCGAGGCGCCGCGTCCGCGCCGGCGCAAGAAGTGGCGCACCGAGTATGGCCGCTCTCGCGGCAACGATCCGGCGACGGCGAAGGATGCCGCTCACAGCGTCAAGACCGCCGAGCTCGAATTGAAAGTTGTGGAGACGCTGGCGAAAGCGCCGGACGGTTTGACCTCGCACGAAGTCGCGGAGCGGCTCGACGTGCAGCTGGTGAGTATCAGTCCGCGTTTCCGTCCGCTGGTGGAGAAAAACCTGATCCGCGATTCCGGCGAAAAGCGCAAAGGCGAGAGCGGTCGTTTTTCGATTGTGTGGAAGCTCGGCGGCAAGGCGGCCTGAATGTTCATTGTCGACAGCTCGAAGATTCTCCGCTGGGCCAAGCACTACTGCGGACTGCCGGGCTGCAGCTGCGAGTCGTGCGTTTGCGCGGTTTGCGCTCGCCCGATTGGAGCGCCGGAGGAAGATCCGCGCCACGCGGACCACGACGAGTTTTGCGCGGGATGCGAACTCTGCGAAGTGCCGATCATTTTGTTTCGGGAGCACGGCGAGCTCGCCGCGATGCATCCGGCGTGCTTCACCGGAATTCTGCAGACGCGATTGAGCGAGGAGCATTTTTGACGTGTTGCGCGTGTACGCCATTTCGCGTTTCGGACAGAACCAGCAATTCCGCTGGATACCGCGGCGGCTGATCTGCTCGTGCCGGCGCTGCGATGCGTGGAGTTTTTTCGGATTGCAATTTCATTTTTTCCCGAAGGAGGCCGACTGAATTGTGGCTCATTCCGACTTCTTTGTGCTCAGCCTTTGTTCCGGCACAGCGATGCTCGATGAGGGAATTCGCATCGCTTTGCCCGAAGCGCGGACTGTGGGTTTCGTCGAGCGGGAAGCCCACGCTGAGGGACTTCTCTTGGCGCGGATGGAGGATGCGGCTCTGGGCGCGGCACCTGTTTGGTGCGGACCTCTTGAAGATTTCAGAAGCCGGGAGTGGCGTGGAGCAGTGGACTGCATTACTGCGGGGTTTCCGTGCCAGCCGTGGAGCGCCGCAGGAAAACAGCAGGGTTTCGACGACGAGCGATGGCTGTGGCCGGCCATCGACCGAATCATCGGAGACGTCGAACCGCCCACGGTTTTTCTTGAGAATGTGCCAGGCCTCCTTACTGGACGAGGACTTAATTGCGTCCTGCGAAATCTTGCCGACCGAGGCTTCGATGCGGAGTGGTGTCATCTATCCGCAGCCGCCGTGGGAGCCTCGCATCTCCGCGAGCGCATTTTCATTTTGGCCGTCGACGCGGTCCGAGGACGCGGAATCTTGCGGCAATCATCCATCAGCGAACGATTCGCTGACTGGCGCGACGCGCAGCTGGGCGACGCCGCGAGCGGACAGCAAGGACGGCAGCCGGACGGCGGAAGGCAATCCGGGCAAGGACGGCGCGATCCTGAATCAGCAGGCGCGGACCTGGTCGACGCCGGATGCGAACACGGCGAGTTATTCCAACGGCCACAACGGTTTCCAGAATCTGCGGGAACAATCGGCCTCGTGGGCGACGCCGACTGCGGACGAGGGCGGTGTGACGTCGACGATGGGCCGCTGTCTCAATCGGGAAACGTCGCAATGGGCGACTCCGCGAGTCGAAGGGCAGAACGATCTGGCGCGGGAGATATCGGAGACGCGCCACGCGGGGATGGATTTATCGAGCGAGGCTCGGCTGTGGCAAACGCCGACCAGCGAGGAACGCTCGAATCGCGGAGGGGAACGGAACGAGGAAGTTTTTCTGAATCGCCAAGCGGAACTGTGGCAGACCCCGTCAGCGGATTCGTTCCGATCGAGGAGCGGCGAACGCTCGCAGGAAATGGGCCTCGACCAGCAGGCGAGATTTTGGCCGACGCCGATCGAGGACAACGCGAACAATTGCGGCGGTCCGTCGCGCTCGCGGACGGACGGTTATGCGGACCTGACGGTTGCGGTCAATCGATGGCCAACGACGGGAGCGAACGATCACAAGGGCTCGGCTCGGGAAGGCCAGCGGCGCGGCCAGCTGGACGAGGCGGCGGAGATGAAATTTTCGCGCCCGGGCCGGACTCCCTCGAATGGGAGCGAATCCTCCGCGACGAGCCGTGGCTCGCGCCGGCGATTGAACCCGGCTTTCGCTGCCTGGTTGATGGGCATGCCGTGGTGGTGGACGCAGCCAGAATCGATTCCCTTCGGGCAATCGGCAATGGAGTCGTGGCGCTGCAGGC